GTTCTCCCAGGTTTTATTTAAGTGTGTAACACCTCACACTAAGGATTGGTTTTATACGGAACCACCCGGCTTTAAACTACAATCTGTAGTTCCACTGTCCTGGTTATCCTTACTAGGTTCAGTGGAGTGTGTTTGTGATTGCTCACTGGATGTTGGTGTAGCGCTATTCGTACCGCTACTACGTCTCTGTTTCTTTTTACCAGAGACAGCCTTTTGTTTCATGCTCTCAAGCAATCTGCGTTCATATGACTCTTTGAGGGTCATACACAACTCAGTGAGACGTTCGGTCTCGTGAGTATAGCAGCAGCCAAAAGGCACCCAGCGTTTTACGGTTTTTTCCTGTTGAGTGAATCGTTGTATCGACCGTCTTTGTCTAGTGCTACCACAGTTATCGATAAATTCTATAAGCGTTTTATAAGATACATAGTTAGGCGAGAAGAAATTATTCTCTTCGGATCGCCCAGAATATGCAATTAACCAATCTGTATATGCTAACTCATCAACCATACTTTGATATGTGGTAAAGTTAAGCTCTTCCAGCTTGGTATTTGACTTATATAGTTCTTGCTCGATTCTGGTATTTTCACCACGCTTAACTGTAGTGTAGATTTCGATACGATGGAGTTTGCTATTCCATCTGACATTCTTGTCGTTGACCGCTAAGAACAGCGGACCAGTAGGCACACCCTCAGCCATTCCGTGAGCGCAATTTGCGCGGAATCCAGGCCATAGGGCTTCGGTATGTGCTATAAAATCTGGCATTCTCTCAACTTGATGCTTTTGGGAAACGGTGACATCAAAACCGTTTATATAATGTTTACCACAACTCTCACGATAAAGCCCTCTAATAAAGGATTTATCAAGATTAACGACGAAACCAAGTCGCGTTAGTAAGTCGCTACAGAAATGTGCAGCTTGTTGTGGGACGATTATATCATCACCATAGGCACGGCAACCGTAGCCGTTTTTATAAATTCTTTTAGCTTCTTTAACTCCGAGTGTAGAGCGAATGGACAAGTAGGCCACTGCTCCGTATATTATCGTTTCAATGGGGAAGCACAATGCTGATCCCATCGGAGCATATTTTCTCTGCTCGAAGATAACACCGTTTATACTAACGGTTGGTGTACGAAGTAATAGAAGCACCTTTTGCCACTCAGAAGGAAATAGTTTGGTTATATGCGACACGGATACGCGGTCTGATGCGTCCTTTAGATCCAGGGTAGAATATTCTCCCGTTACAGATCCAATGTAAGCAGCAAAGCGATTAGGGTCTTGAAACTCTAATGAGAGGCCTCGTAGCTCTAGATGTTCATATAGCTTATGTTTTATATATTGTTGAGCATAAGCCATGCTCGCAGGCTCCTCACAAATAACACGAGGGCCGCGACTATCTTTCGGTACAAGAACCAGCTTCGCATGCTTTTCCTCTACTTCAGTCGTAGGGCATGCAGCGGCATATAAATCACTATATCTTCCGGCAAGTATTATTTCCCATAACCCGTCACTTGCAGGACGAGACCATCTTCTTGCATTAAATCTGGTTGGGGATTTAAGATCTGCGGCGGCACCTGCTGAATGCCCCCACAAACCATTCTCGTATGTATTGTATTTGACAGGAACTAAGGTACCCGAGGAAAATTTATATATGAATTTTTCCCCTGTTTTCTTTGGTAACTTAGGTAGGAAGAACGAAATAGTACGCTTTAATACGCGTATCTCGTCGATCGTTAAATTCTGCATGATCCCTTCGTCTGTAATTACAGATTGGTCAGTAGCTATAAATTTACGATATGCAATGTTTTTATCTTCCTCAGTGAATGGATATTCAAGTTTGTACCAATACAGTGTTATCTGGCGTATAGCCTTGATAATCAAAGCTTGGAACTCATTCACCTTATCAATTATACGAGACCCGATGATATGCAACTCCTCGCCATTTTGACGAACGATACCGCCACCAGTGACGAGATGGCTAAATAGACTGAATAAGATATCATCACCCTCTAGCCTAGGAAAGTCTGGGATATATCCCAGGTTATAAGCTTTTTCTAGTGCTTTTCCGTATAGAGGGAGTGAGTTGCGTAATTGGAGATCAGATAATGACGATAACCATCCCCAGAGTTCGTTGAAGTCAACAAACCGTCCGCGTTTAGTTAGTTTAACTTGTGCGACGCATATCGGGGTTATGCGACGGGAACAGTCTCTCTTTCTAGACTCTCTTTCTTCCTTAGTAAGAGGTTTGAAAGTAACAAAGTATTCTTTCTTGTAAATACTTAACCTAGTTTTTCTCTTCGTATCAGGCTTCATTATCCTTGTAAAGTTGTTTATGCGCCCACACACGTGTGCGATTAATTCTCTGTAGAATTGCATAATATATCTCCTATATTTAATTTAATTTATTTATTCAACAAGATTGATACTATTCGGTTGGTTTACGAACAATATCTATGTTTTGATTTAATTGATTCTCACCGTTTAGCAATGCGTCTATTACTGTATCATCGAGTAAGAAAGCCGCAACGCGTACAAGTTGCTCCTTAATAATAGCAGGCTTGTTAGCATCTAATCTCGTTGGAATTTGAGACAGTTTGAACGTGAAGTTAATGTTCTCCACGGCATTTGCACCAACCTCATTAACATAAGGAACGGTTTTACGCCAGTAGATGGTAGAAGTTCTTCTACTTCCTGGTACATTAGAACCATCTTGGGTAATTTGCACTGTCTCAGGCGATGTGGCAACAACCGCCCGATTTGAGTAGCGGGTAGCTTTACCGTTAACCGCGAACTCAGTTTGTTCGTTAAATACGACATCGTTTTTACCTGTTTCTTTCAGGATTATAATATTTGCCATGTTATCTCCTTTGTATATGGCAGCTACTGGAGTCTTTTGCCTCCATAAGCTTGTTTTTTTCTACGGTTTTTGGAATTCGATTTTCTTAGCTTCTTGCCAGAAACTTTCTTCGCCAGTTCCTTTTTCTTTTTTCTGCGCTCGCGCTCAGACATAAAAGGGTTATATGCTACGGCTAGACCGTTAATCATATGGCGGAAAGAAAACTTATTCACCTTAATACCAGTTTGCCACGCGTCTCGACGTGCTTGTGCGTCAGAGACTAGTGCAGAATAAAATTCTTTTGTTATTAGCTTACGTTGATAGAATTGTAAATCACCGTATTGAGCTAAAGAGCCAAATCCAACCTTAGACTTGACTCGTTCGCAAAAGAACCCACCCTGGGAGTAGTGAAGTCCATAGTCTTCAATTATTTTGCACGAAACGCAACCTGAATCAAATTCATAGGGTAAGAATAAATCAGATTGCAACCAGTCCCCTATTTGAATAAAGTAGTCGACGAGCCAAGAAAAGGGGATACCTTCCCACAAACCAGCTATGACTGATTTAAAATCGTCAACTCCAAGAACTTTACTCATCCAAGTAAGCCCATCGCAGGGCTTCGCATAATATTTTAAGGTTATTTTTTGGGTGAATTTACCCTTCGCGTATGACTGATCAAAATGGCCTTTCTCATCATAAGAGTACGGCCCGATCGAAGACGCAGAGACATAACCTTGTGTATCAGTGGATCCTAACGGGAATCCCTTAACCTCAGTCCTAAACCCAGAGCCACCTACTGTTCTGTGAACAATAATAGGTATACGGCGTTCAGCGAGCATGTTCCATTTTTGTAGGAACTCAAACGAGTAAAATAAACGCTCGTATATCGCTGCCAAATCGCTGGATGTAGGTGAGGCACCAAAGTTGTGCCACAAAATCGCTGATGAGGCGAGATTGCCCTTATTTCCGGACGCTAAGAAATCGTTAATAATCTTAGTTCCATCTTTGACGAGAGAGAGAGCTTCTCTTAGCTCGACAAGGAAAGCAATGACATTAAATTCATTGTGAAATAAGTCGTTAATAGAAGGTTGAATGTTTCGAGCTGTCATACCTATTCTCCCTATATCGTATTCGATCGGGTAGGTTGACAAACTATTGTGCACAGGTGGAAAATACGATGGCGAAGTTGGACCAAAAATGGCATCCGCGCGTTTTGTACCCCACGTTGACTCAGTTACAAGCTTTGGATCTGAGCGTGTAGCAATAGCCCACGAAGATGTATGTAAGCATCCCTTTATTTTATCAGGTTTGCTCGGTTTCTTCAGGCTCGGCATCGAATTACCATCGATGAGGTTATTTCGTTTAACCAACATCAAATCGCGACCAATTGATTGGTCGTTATATAAACCACAAATAAAGCGGTTATACTGCGTATCATCTGAGTATGACACATCAAGTATTTCGCTCTTTTTGCGATTCTTAGGAATTCGCGCTTCTTTGAAAGCTTTTGTATAACCACGTTTGTTATACTTGGGCCTTCGCATGGCTAGTTTTTCAGCCATAATGCCTCCTTTCTTTAGTGAGGTAAGGTGCTCT